TTCAACAGCAAGTTCATCAACCCACTGACCAATCTTTTTAGTTATACCTGTCATTTGAGCAACAGCAGCTGCTTTTTGTGCTTGAGTATAATTAAGACTATCTATCTTTTTAGGAACTTGTTTTTCTTTAAACATTTGAAATTGTCTAACAGGAAAACCAACAAGATCACCTAATTCCTCAATCTGTGCAAGATTTAGTTTTACAAAATTTAATTCATTTTCTTTAGCTAGATCTAAAACAGCAGATGTTTTACCAATACCTGATTCACCTACTATCTCTACTGCTACAGGATTTTTATTTCCTTCTTGTAAGAACCTATTGTTCTTTATTATATGATTAACAAAATTTTTACATTCATCAATATTTAAATTTACTTGTGCCATAGTTTTTTAGTTTAATTGTATTTTTAATCCTGGTAAATCTTCATTTACTCTACATTGAGAACTGTGAACCCAAAGTGTATTCTTTGGACAATCCTCTGGAGTTGCTGCTTCACCATCTGTTAAATATATTAGAGCTGTATAAACTCCTTTCTTTTTGTTAAATAAATCTATTACAGGTTGAAATACTGTACCACCTCTACCTTTAATCTCCCAATCCTTTCTTGGATTAAAGACTTCTACTGAATTTATTTGTGTATCACACTGAGCAACTGTAATTTGATGACCAGTTTTATGCATGTGTGTAAGTTCACTCATAAATTCTTTTAATTCATCATTAGATACAGATCCTGATGTGTCAACACCAACAAGTATATTATTCTTAAATTTAATTTTAAGACCCGGATTGTCACTATATCTTTTATTATACTTACGTCTAAGTTTTTTAGTATAGGATACCGTAGAATTACCAACAAATCTTCTTAAATAACCTTTCCAATCAAATTTAGGAGGTTCAATATTTGTAAGCCTTTCAATAAGATCAGCTAATTCACCTGGAATATTACCACATCTTTTTTTAGTTTGATCTGCAGTTTCTTTAATTTGATGTTCAACTTGTTTCTGTATTAGCTTTTTCTCTGCTTCTGTAAGTTCATCAAATTCTTTCCATGTTTTATGATCATATTGACTGTCACCATCCATTTGATCTAATATAGATTGAAGTGACTGACAAGGATTATTCTTGCACTCTTGTTCTAATAATTCATAATATTTTTTTGTACCGGCTTTTTTAGGAAGATTAAGTTCTGGAAATGTATCCAAAAATAAGCCACCTTCAGGTAATGCATCACGATCTATATATTGATTAATTTCTAAATCTGCAGCTATATTAAATAACTTATGATTAGCATATAAATCTCTCATTACTAAATGTCCAAATGATATATGTAACAATTCATGTTTTAATAAACCCATTCTTTGTTTATCATTAAGACTATTGAAAAATTCTGTATTAATAGATAATTGTACACCTATACCATTTTTACTCACACCAGCTGTAGGTATGTCATTTCTAAAGACTTTATTGAGTCCAACTAAAAAGAGCCCATAAAAGGGCTCTCTTAAAATTAATGTTTTACTTGCTCTTGCAAGTGATTCTGCAATATTTACCATGCTAATTCTATTTTAAGACTTTTAATTATTTTACCTTGTCCACCTGCAATACCTTTTAAATAAAGCTGACACAATTCATATTCTGCAATTTCTTTATCAACTTTAGAAGGATTTTGTTTTTTTATTATTTTAAACAATTCTTTCCAAGGTAAACAATCATTAATAAGTTTTGATCTAAGCTCTTCTTTATTATAACCTTTATCTTCTATGCTTTTTTGTTCTAAAAAAGATTGTATAAATGCATGTCTTCTTCTACCAGGTAATGCTTTTACTAATATTTGTAAAGAAGCATCAGATAGATCACTATTTAATATATTAGAAATACCAATTTCCATATCTTCTGCTCCTGCAGATAATAATTTATATATATTTTTATATTCTTTTAAAGTTATTTTAATCATTTATTTTCATTGTTTTAATCATCCATAAGGGTAATTTTTTCTTGTGGATATTGTCTAACCATTCTTTTGCAGAGGGAATATAATTATTACAATCCTCTCTTATATGCTGTTCTGCAACATATCTTGTATAAACAGGTTTACCTTCTGAATTTGTAAATACTGGACCAAACTTTCTTTCACATTCAAATATACCTTCACTGTGATGACGAAACATTCTGTGTAAGTGATTGCCTACCCAACTTTTTGTTGCATCTAACCAATTATGTATATGTATGTAATCATCAGGTTGTCCACCAAACTTCTTTGCAGAAGATTTGGCATGAATATTAGGATGAGCCATTTAAACTTTTTTCAAGTTCTGACTCAATATTATCATAATAATATTCTTCAACATGTCTTTGAGAATGATCTATAGTCATCTTACCCGTTTCAAGATCTATAGTAATTGTTCCATAACCTCCATCATTATTAATCCAATCCCACTCTATATTATCACTAATAAATGTATATAAATAATCATCAAATTCATCTTGAAATTTTTGTGATATAGAATCTTGTGACCATCTTTCTACTCCTTTTTCATCTAATTCATATCCACTAAAAGAATCTATACAACCATCATCACCACCTCCATTATAACTTATCTCTAGTTTTACTAGTCCGTTGTCTTTTAGTTCTCTTAGCAACAACTTTTGTTTTATTGTCAATTTTTCCATTTTTAATTATTTTAATTATAACACCCGGATTTTCCTTATCATATTCATAAGGTTCAAATACAGGTATCATAAAATTCATATTATCATCTTCTATCCATCCATTTTTAACCATATCATCTTGCACTGTTTGTGCAGGATTTATATAATCAAACTTGTGACGGCTGCCTCTAATAAATTTAAAAGAAATTGTGACTGGAAAAGTGTGTTGTTTTAACTCTTTTTTAAATGAGCTAGCAAATGCTTTATAAATTGCTGCAGTTGCTTTTCTATATTTCATTACTGTTTTGCTTGAAATAAAGTATTTTCCTGTCCATCTTCTTCCATTCTTACTAGAAGGTACATTTCCTGGTATAAACCATTTCATAATATATTTTTAAGTTTAACTTTAATTTCTTTATGAGCATCAGCAAAGCCTTTCTCTTTTACAAGATCAGCAATGTCTTTACTACTGTCTAACCATGTGCCCGGAATGTTATACAGCTCTTTATACTTACTAACTGCATTGTGTCCAGCAACATCATTATCAAATAAAGTTACAACTTTTTTGTATTTTCTTTTAAGATTTTCAATTATATGTGGTTTTATTATAGTATTCTCTGAGTCAGGTGCAATAACTTCTAAGTTGTATCCAAATTGTTTTAGACACATTGCATCTTTCAAAGAAGAACATATAACAAGATAAGGTTGATTATATTTTAATTGATCTATACCTTGAAGATGAGGTTTAACTTTTATGAATTTAAACTTCTTATTTCTTGGTTGGTAGATTTTATAAACTTCACCTACATTATTCCAATATGCATATATACCTGGTTGTTTTATAGTAATTCTATTATCTTCTTTAACCATATCATAAAATTCTAAAGCTACTACATTGTATTCATCTAATATATCTTCTCCAATATTAAATTGTAACCAAAATCTTTTATCATTATTATTCCATTCTCTTACCATTACACCATCAACTTTATATTTTGCTTCCGGCTTTAATGTAGATTGAGAATACTCACCTTTTTCTGTAATAAACTTATTATAATCTTGTGTAATTTTAAATACAGCTTTAGAATAATCTAAACTAAATAGTTCTTTAACTAAATCTATTTTATTACCACCTTTACCTGTTGAAAAATCTTTAAATTTATATTGACTTTTGTCTACGAATATCCACATACTTGGTGTTCTTTCTGACGGATGAAATACAGATTTAATCTGTACATTCTGTCCATTTAATCTTTCTGGTAAATCCAGATAGAACTCAAAAACCCAAGTACTAGGAACATTTGATCCATCTAATACTAAATTTTTTGTACTTATCATAATTCTAAAAATAAAAGAAGGAGGTTGCGCACGCTATTACCACTTACCTCCCCTTTTATAATAATATAGGGACAAGTAAGTGCCCCTATATATTAAACTAACTGTTAACTGCTATTATGCGGTATTCCTCCGTTGCAGGACAGTTAACAGACTTCTTACTAAGTATTATTAACCTGCAAAATTATAATTCAAAATCAGAACCTGATCCTGAATCTGCTTTAAAATCCATTTTAGTTTGATTTTCATCTTTTTTAACTAAAGCTCTAACATGTGTAGCTTTATCAAAAGATAATAATCTAGAATTTTCTGCATCTACTGCTTCCATAGGAATGCCATCTTTAGACATTCTTGGTAAATAAAGATCATCATTTATATAACCTTCTTTATTTTCCCATTCTCTGGAACCAGCACATATATTAATAAAATTAGATCCTTTCTCACCATTAGTAAACAATGTATTACATTCTTTCATAAAGTCTTCTATTGTTTCTGCTTCAACAGAATCTAATTCATCTCTCATGTTTAATGTTTCAGCTAATGTAATCATAGACTTCAACACTTCTTGATCTCTATTAATTTCTCTACCACTTGGTAATGTAGTACTTTTAAATGGAAAAGGACTAATTCTAATTCTACCAACTTGACCTTCATATCTACCAAGAGATTGATTATTTACATCTCTATAAAAACCTTCAAAATCACCTGTAACAGGTTCAGTTTCTACATGTAGCATAATATTATATGCCTCAGAATCATATGGTGTTTTATCAAAAGTAATAGAATTGATTTTAACTTTATGATTACCTGGGCTCATAACTGGTTTTGGTCTACCTGATCCAGCAGACATGTCTTTAGTATTTAACATAACTTTTTTTTTAACTTCGTTCATATTTTAATTAATTTTCATATTCAATAATAGCATCTTTAACAATTTTTAATGAATTATCTATACGTGCATTTTCAAACATACCGTCAGGTGATTTGCAAGTATTTTCTCCATTATTAACTGTCTCAAATACATAACTTAACTTATCATCCTCATTTTTGACAACTTTGCCAAACAAAACTATAGAGAATAAACCTTCCAAAGTTAAAGCATTATCTATCATTTTACCTACAGTTTTTGCTTTTACTTTTCTGTGTCCATTTACATCTGTTGATTCTTCAGAGTGTGTCAAAAAGAATATATATAAATCATCTCTCATGTCTTTAGGCATCTTAGCAACTTGTGCAAGATTTTTTGCAATTGAGGTAAATTTATCATAACCTTTTTCATCAGCTCTATCAAAATATTCAAAACTGGACATATACTGCCAATCATCTATTACTAGATTTTTTATATGAGGCATTTTATCATTAACATGCATCATAGCTTTCATAATTCCTGCAGCTGTGGCTGTAGCAGCCATATTACCATTAGGATTATCTTTGCCAATCATTGCATAATTCTTTTTCCATCCTTTAAATGGTAAAGGTTTATTTGCAATGTTAATAATAAAAGTCTCTTTAGGATCTAAATCTCTAATTGACGTAGACTTACCTGACCCTGAGTCAGCTATAACTAATACACTTTGTGCCATTACTTATCTAATTTTTGATTAATACTTAATAATGCTCTTTCAATCCCTTTAAGCACATCTACTATGTCTCTTTTTTCAGGATCTTTTACTTTAATAAAATCTTTAAGTTCTACCTTTTTTTTAATAGGAGATCTTCTAGAATTTACATCATTTATAATTTTCAGTTCACTTACAGGTACAATATGTCTTTCAAATCCTGAGTTACTTGTAACTAATTCATACTCTTCTTTCCAATGAGGATTATGTTTTAGAAAATACAAAGTTCTTTTAGGATCTTCAGTGTCATACTCAATACTTACAAACTCTGTGTAAATATCTTTTTCTTTCTGTAATTCACTTGGAAAAAATGATACATGTAGTTCATCTTTTCCTGATGGTCTATATGCCATCTTAGGTATATACAGAGCATGTTTATTATTTTTATCAAAATAAGGTTGATGCTCTTCTCTAAGTTTTGCAACTTTTGCTTTACGTTCAGCTGGCGTCATAATATTATCTTTTATTTTTGTTGTAATCATTATCTTCTTTGTTCTTGAGGTGGTGTTTCCATTTCAGCTATCTGCATTCTTTCAAATTGAGCTTTAAAAAAACTCATGCGTGTATCACCATTTCTTGCTTTAAGAAAATGTAATACTAATGTTTTGTCATCTTGTATTATATATCTATCAGGACCATAGAATCTAATCTTTTGTTTAGCAGGACGGTTAATACCAATTAAAGTATCAGCATGTTGTAACATTGCATCTGAACCAAATATATCTGATTCAAGTACATAATTACCATACTTACCATTTACTGCTCTGTCTGGATTATCTATGTTTCTATTAAGTTGTGATAGACATATAAACATACAAGGATATTCACGTTTAACTTGTGTAAAGAACTCACCTAGTTCAAATAACATGTCTAATCTGTTATTTTGATATGGTGCTCTTTTTACTAGTATACTATGATCTAGAGTAATAA